CGCCAAGAGTGCCCAGGATTTGGAGCACTTAGCAATGGTCAGGTACCACGAGTTTGCGGACCTTTTGAGGGCGTGGTCTGTTAACGGAGTGGTGCGCCAGTTCATGGAGCAGCTCCTAACTGGTCCCACTCACGTGGATAGCGCTAATGCGCTAAATTTAGATGCCCTACCGTCCCATAGAGAATTTTTTGACTCTATGACCTTGCCAAAGAGGGCTGTTTTGAGACTTATCCAAAAGAAAGTGGATATGATCAAAGCAGGACCTGCTTTTGAGTTCACCCCTGCGAAGGGTTTTACTCTGGCTAAGGTATTAAAGGACGGCTATGAGTACGTATATAACAACGGTGGCAAAATTTTTTTGATTTTTGCTGCCATAGTTATATTGTGGTTCTTGTGCGGAACTGCTATGCACCTGCTCCGCCAGATTTTTTGTGGCGGCGTGGGAGCCGGCTCCGCAGGGGCTATGATGAAAATGTCTGTACAGTCGACAATTCCATCTGGCTCCGATGTGCAGTCATACGCATCACGCAACCTGCGTCGTGTGTACAGGCCAACTAGGCTGGGCCTGCAATCTGCGATGAATCCTGTGGAAACTGTTTCACAGGCCGAGCAATTGATGGCATGGATAGATACCCCTGAGGGTAATCTTATCTCATGCTGCCGTTTTAAGGCCCGGTCTCTAGCCATGACGTATCACCAGGCTAGGGCCATTGCCCCAGGGGCAAAAATTTTTATCACATACATGACTGCGGCTGGCACACCAAGTGTGCCACTGGAGCATGTATGGGATCCACAAGAAACCGCCCCCACTCCCAATTTACGGCGGTTTAATGATACCGAGGTTTGCGTGTATACGCACCCTCAGTTGTCCCCTCTTCCAGGCCCGCTTGAGTCCATGTTCGTGGAAGACATGCAAGCTGGACCTTCAGTGTACCATATTGAGGGAAGAGTCATGAAATTGGTGCGAGATTCTCACGAGTTTTTGCCCAACGATTTTGTTGGCGCTCCTGAGGAGATCGTGCCACATGTCTGGTCAGGCGTGGTACACCTGAACACCCACGCCCTCACCATTGACAATTACAAGTGGGGGGGCGATTACAAAATAAATATTCCCAGGTCATTGGTGGGTTCATACCCTAATGCCAGGGAGGATTGCGGCGGCCTTTTATTCGCCAAGATCCACAATTCCTATAAAGTTGTAGGAATGCATGTTTCTGGGGAACAATTAGCAGACGGCTCGTATTTGTCAGCCGCTGCCCTTTTCCCCAGGCCGAGCTTGTTTATGTCGGCCCAATCAGGTTTGCGCACCTTAACAGTCGAGGCTGGCAAGGATACACGTGGAGTTTCCAAGGTCGGTTTTATTAAGGCCGAAGAAGTTCCGCGCGCTCCTCGCAAGTCCTCTTTTGTTGAGGTGGAGGCAGAATTGAAGGTCCCAGTTCCTCCTGGCGTACCTTTGAAGCAGATAGCCATCTTGTCCAACTCAGACGAGCGCCTTAAAGGCACTCAATTTGAGGGATATGATCCGCTCAGGCAGGCTACTGTCAAGTGCGAGGATCCGATGTTCGATTTAAGGTCGGACGTCTTGGAAGATGTGCTAGAGGATGTGCTAGAGACCTGGTTTGACTGCGCACCCTCATTAAGCCTTCTTTCTGATGAAGAGATGGTTAATGGCAACGACGAAGAGGTTTTCCTCGATGCTGTCGTCCATTCCACTTCGGAGGGATATCCCTATGTTCTCGAGAGAGGACCAGGGGAGAAGGGTAAGGAAAGGTATCTTGAACAAGATCCT